TTCCACTATCTATGTTTCCTGATGAAGCTGTAAATTGTATTGCTGTTATAGCTGATGTAGTATTAAAATAACCAGCTTTATAAGAATCAACTGCATAATCTCCATTTGCATAAGTAGTTGCTCTTGAAATAAAATGCTTTACAAAAACTGTAGAACTTGGGTCAAATATTTCTAAATATCCACTCATAGATGCGTCATCATCATTTTTTGTATCATTACCTAAAAAAGCACTTCCAGATGATTGTGCTTCATCTGTTCCTGTTTCATAAGCCAATGCCGCAGTACTACCACCCTCATTATGATATGCGTTAAACATAGTTGTTGTTTTAACTACATCATAAGAATGTGAGGAAGTATCATCTGATCCATTAAATTTTAATCTTATAGCATTATTTTGAGGGTGAAAGTTATAAAACTTAAATACATAATGTTTATAGGTGTTATCAAGACCACTTGTAAAATCTATTGAAGATGAACTTGATGCATTTTGAGTAGATATTAAATTAAGACCACCACCTGATACTGAAGCTGGGAGTGCTGTTACTGCTGAAAGAGAATTGTTTTTAGCAAAGAGTAGAGCCATTTATGTAATTCCATATAAAGTAAATACTCCATTAAAATTGTTTATAGCTGCAGATTGATCTAAAGCATAGGTATGATCTTGTTGTACTAGTTTATTGTTTTCGTCAAAATGACAACCAAATGTTTTAATAAATTTACCTTTTCCTGTTCCTGATGGATCAAAAATAGTTACCTTACTCATTCCACCCTCATTGTTATTAGTTCCTACTCCATATCCTGTTCCAAATATTCTTGCTCTATCATCACCTGTTCCAAATCCTGATGATATTGAATTTGAATTTAAATCATCTCTACTATAGTATTTGATATATTTATAATTACCTCCTGTTTCATAAGAACTCCCATTATCAGTAGATGTTTGTATTCCTAGATTTCCACCATCACTTGATAAATCAACAGCAGTACAATGAAGTTCATAGACTTTGTATGTGCTTGTCACATAGGTGCTATCAAAAGTTACTGTAGATGCTCCTGATGCTGTTTGTGATAATAGCTTAACCATACCACCACCATCAGCAAAAGTCATTGTACCAACCCCTGTTGTTCCTGAACCTGATACTGAATCTACTTTTAAAAATTTACCAGCAGTTACATTTCCAGATGGAAATTTAAGTGTGTAGCTTTGATTAGCAGAATGTGGCGGACTTTGTAATTTAATACCATGTGAGTTCTGTTCACAATTTAATTGCAAAGCACCAGCAGTTGTACTATCTCCTTTAATCTGCAACCCAGCCGCAGATGATGTGGTTACAAAATTAGTTTTAGCATTTGTTACTGTAGAATCGGACGGAGTGCCAATATTCAAAACTGAACCAAGTAGCATGACGAAGTCAATGACATCTCCTGTTGCCAGATTAGATGCAAAAGTTATTGTTGAACCTGATACTGTAAATGATGAGTTGGGTTTTTGTAATATACCATTCAAAGATACTAACATGTGATTAGCTGATTCTGGCACTACATTAGTTGATGATACTTGTAAAGTGTATGCCGCTTGTCCATTGACTACACTAATTGCATCACAAACTTGAAAATTTCCTACTGTTGGTTCTTTTCCTATATATGCCATAAATTATCCTTTTGGGTATTTGTCCTTAACAGCTTTTATTTTTTTTTTCCAACCATCTATTCCATTATGATAAATTTCGTCTAACTGATCTTCTATTAATGGATATTCTGCTTTTCTATTTCTTTTATATTCTTCAGCATCATATTCAGCTTGTACTTCGATTAATTTAGATTCTATTTCAGATTTAGAAATAGGTGTTGTGTCATCTGTCCAAGTAATTTTATTAGTATCATTATCTATAATTTGAAAACGAGCATCAGGATTTATTTTTAAAATAGCTAGATGGATTAAATTATGAATCATGCACCTATCTCCATTAATGTCAAAAATGATGTTACCGCAACATCTGTTGATGTGTTTCTTGATGGTTTATTTATAAACAATGTAAAAGTAGAACCTGATAAAACCTCGTATCCGACTTTATAAGTAGTTGAACTTGTTGTATTTGGTGAATCTAAAATAGTAGCAGAAGTTGTGCTTAACCAATAATTATTTGTGTTTGCCATACTACCTAATGGAAATGTTGCGGTTGATGATGATGATGCAGTAGAAACTCCAATATCTGTTGATCCTCTTACAATATAGCCTTTCCATTGTTCACTTGAAGCATTATTAAAATGAACTTGTGCGGTAACTAAAACTTTACTTGATGTTGCTGATGGTGTTATAGAGGCACTCAATCCTGTTACATCATATCTTGTTCCGCCATTTCCTGTTTGCGAAATAACAGAATCACTTGATGCTTGGACAACTTGTAAAACTTTTCCAGCATCAATATTAGTTAAGTTGCTTCCGTTCAAAGCTGGGAAAGTTCCTGATGTAATTTTTGTTGCTGGTAAATCAGGAATATCTGTTGCTGTTAATGGTATTGAAGTTGGAGTTGCACCGATATAAGGCATTTGATTTCCTATGTTATTTCTAAAACCGATAATGAGCCTGAAAGTTTATCTGCAACAGAACAATCTATTCTAAGTGCATCTCCAGCTTCCATAACAACTTTACCGCCTGTTAAAAGTTCTAATGTTGAGCCATTTGGTATACTAACATCTTTTACTAAAAAGGAAGTTCCATTTGTTACGTTATTTGCACCACCTCTATTTGCTGTTGTAGATACTAACTCAACTTCTGTTGTAACAGATGTTGTATGGATATTAGTAAGCATCAAACCAATAATTACTGTAGTAGTTGATGAAGCTGTTGTGTATATAACGTAAGGTGTTCCAGCAGAATTAGGCTCTGCTGCGAAATTAATTTGTTTAAAAGTATTTGCCATTTAATCTCCTATCCTAATGCCAAAGCTAATGGTAAAGCATTTGGATCAGTTTCTGTTATTGTTCCTGTAGTTGACATACTGCTAGTAATCGCATTTGAAGATATATCTATTTCAAATAATTCTACATTATCAGTACCATCATTTATTTTAACTTTCAATTTTCCTGATGTTCCATTATCCACCCAAATAGTTCCTGTTGCTACTGATCCTGGAGCTGAACTACCTATATGTGCAGTATTTAAAGCACTTAAAATAGAATTGAGTTCAGATCTAAAAGTTCCGAATGCTTGGTTTGCTAAGGTTACATCTGTTACTTGTGACATAAGTTTTTATACTCCTTTTTGATTAATTTTTCAAGCCCACACCTCTAGCACTAAAATCAAAAGTTTTGTTAATAATACTATTACTACTATTTTTAAATACAATGTCAAAGCCTGTTTTTGATTTATTGCTTATGACAAAGAAATCTCCAGAAGCAAGGTCCTGTCCTGTTACAGTAATATTTGGTATCTGGAAAAAACCATTTGTAAAAGTTACTGATTTTGTACTTGTACCAGAAGCTACATCATCTCCTGTTTCTGTTCTTTTTTCTAAAACTAGTCTAGCTTTCAATCCTGTAATAAAAGGTCTAGCATTATTATTAGCAGAAGATAATACAGTTCTAAATTTAAAAAATCTACCTTTAAAAGTTCCTTGTTGAGCTACTGTCGTAAAAGTAGATATATTTGATAATGCTGTGTCGTCTGCACCTATTTGTATTATTGCATTATTATTTGTTGGAGCATTACCATCGAATGGAGCTTTTGCAGAATCAAAGAGAGAAGCACCTCGACCTGAATCGAATAAGTCATATGGGTCATCAGATTCCATAGTCAACTCTACTTGGAAAGTTGCATCATAAATAGCATCTAAAGAAAAACTATTTGCAAAAACATAATTTCCAGAGCTAGTTATATTATTTGCTAAACCGCCTGTATCAAAGAAAAAACCACTACTGTCTGCATCGTCAAAATTTCCAGACCTCGCATCAAAGAGTGTTATCGTATCTAAAGTTACTGCTGGATTATTATTTTTATCTTCACCTTTAAAAGTATTTGTAAAAGTTCCAGAAAATGCTGTTTCCTCTTGTATCGATGAAATATCTTCAAATGCCTGTAAAGCAATAACACTTGAAGTTATAAGGGCTGGATTTGCTGATTCATTGCCAAGTTTATCGACAGCTTTTATATACAAATTAAATGGTGGTTTTAGTGCATTTACAATTACACTATTAGATTTTCTTCTAGGAACTTGAACTAATGGAGATGTATTAAACCAAGCTGTAGTACCTGATCCCATAGAATATCTGATCTCATAAAACTCAATATCTAAATCATCTACCGCAGTCCAATTTAAAGACATTTGATTTGAACCTACCATTGAAATATTAAAATCTGAAACATCTGACGGAGTGTCTGTTGCACCAATTACGGTACGAGTTGAAGAAATAAATGTTGACCTAACGTTTAAAGCATTTTTTGCACGAACTCTAACTTGATACGTAGCACCATCAATTACATTTAGGACCTGATAATCTAAAGTTTTTCCCTCACCAACTAATTTATAATCTTGTGTTACAGCATTACCATCTTTATCTAAAGTTTGTTTTATTTGTACTTCATAACCCTCTACAAATCTATCAGCAGAAGCTCCTACTGTTATTAGTAATCTTGTTATTACTGTACCATCTGAATATTCAATCATGTCATCATCTAAAGTTAAAGATGTAGGCGGTGTAATTGAAAAAGGATTAGGCAAGTTTGTTGTTGGAATATTAGGTTGTACTATTTTAGAAGCCCATGAATAAATGCTGTCTTGGTGTTCTATTAAAGCTAATCCCATAGTGTAATCTTGATTAAACGTTGCACCCATAACTCTAAATGGTTTAGCTGAAAATCCAAGTGAGCTGTGGGTAATATTAACAATATCTCCTATGGCTAAGTCATATGCTTTAGCACTTGCATTAATTGTTATTCTTTTACCTTGCCTAGAACGTCTTAAAATAATCTCAGCCATCTCTTCTGCTTGGTACGGACTTGTGATTGTTTTGAAATCAAATTTTCCCTCTAATAAAAATCCACCATCTTCAGTTTTCATTGTTGCGTGTTTATCTGCTGTTGCAAGACTTGTTTCATTAATCGGAGGAAATTGGACCTGATCTACTTGAAAATTACGATCTGGATTTATGAATGATGCTATAACTCTATTGTATTTATTATTTTTATGTTCACTTTCTAATTTTATACCACCAAATATATCATCTTCTGTTAAAGTTATACTAGCTGATCCTGTTGTCTCTATTATTAGTTTATACTTACCGCTTGAATAAGGTAAAAATCCTCTACACCCTTGTATTAACTCTCTTACATTTTCAATAACTTTTTTTGATGTATCTAGAACTGCATTAGTATCGAATATGTTTATATCACTTGCACCGCTATATGGAGTTACTTGTGTTATACAAACTTGTGAAGCATCTCGAAAACTTTGTAGATCTATATTTGCTGTTGGTATTCCTTTACCGTATCTTTCATTTCTTAAAAAATCTAAAATACAAAAAGCTGGATTAGTAGAATATGTTGGACTTGATTCAACTAATGATGAGTTCAAAGTAACTATTTTTTTACCTTTTATTTTAGCTTGTAATTTAGGTATGCTAGAAAATGCATCTTGATTCCAAGTAAAACGTGCCGCTAAATATGCTATCCCAGAAAGTTTATGATTAGAAGTCCAGCTAGATAAAGTTGATAACAAACTTGAAGCTGATTGACCATCTGAACCAAAAAAAGCCTGTAATTTAATTAAAGATTCAGCACTTGAACCCTCTACGTTTGGATCTGCTTTAAAAAAATTAGAATCACTTGAAGCAACATCTCTTTCAGTACCATCTGTTAATGCACCATCAAAAGTAACAACTTTATCATCTACTCTTATTTCTTCTATTGAGTTTATTTCACCCTCACACAAAACAAGAGCTACGTATAAGTAACGATTATCAGTACCACTAGTTTCTATAAATATCCTAGTGCCACCGAGTAATCTTTCTCCATAGCAAATCGGTATTGAAGCATCGTTTGATTGTTTATTTACTAGGATACCTTTTTCGAACTGATCAAAATCGCTATCACCAAAGTCTGGTATTTCTGGTATATCTATTAACCACCCTATTGCCTTTTCGACAATATCCATAATGAAATCAACTGCATCATCTACTATATCTAATGGATTTGGACACATAACTATAACCTTTTATTAAATACATTCCCTACTGTATCAAACTTTAGAAAATTGTATAATTTTTTTACTTTTTCTATTCTTACACCAACACTAGAAGCTGGTCTAAATTCTATTGCACCTTTAGATTTAGCCCATTCCTCAGATTTTTTTATAAGTTTTATTGGTAACATTATACTACCTCTATTGCTTGGATTGATAAACAAACCTAAATCAAAACAAAAAATTTCATTACTAAAAAAATATTTTGATAACATTACAACCATAGCTCCTATTATTTCATTATCTTTAACAGCAACAAATCCTGTACCTTTGAAATCATTTTTTAACAGATAGTCAAATTGTTTTTGTAATCTTTCTTCGCTAAAAGGAATATCTTTAAATTTACTTTCAGACCACATTATCTCACAAAGTTTTATTAAAGGTTTTATATCTTCTTTTTTCCAAGTTCTTATTTGCATTACTCTCTACCCCATTTAATATCTTGTACTGTTAATGCTGAAAACTCCATTCCTACATCTGTTGAAAAAAATTTTTGTTGTGAGTTTGGATTAGTTTTTCTTCCGTTCACTTTATCGAAATCTGCCCAATGCGAAACGATTGTATATATTATATCTGTTTCTTCTTCTGTTTCAGTAATTTCGAATTTATCTATGTGTCCATCATAAAGTAAAAAAGGATCAGAGATAATTGCATTATTACCATCTAACATACCTCTAAATACTTTTACTGAATCATTAATAACATTTTCATTTAAAGTTATTGAAAGAAAAGATTGATTAACACCAGATATACCAAGTCTTAAAGATGATTTAGTTATACCTACTTCTTCAGTAAATTGAGATACACCTTGTAAAAACCCTGTCGAAGTATAAGTTACTGAACTACCAGATACAGAACTTGTTAAATCAAAAGAGCAATCAGTAATATTTTGAGGTGTAGAAAAACCAAAAGTAATTAAATGTACTGGTCTTAATACATTTGTTGCTAATTCATTTTTTAGAGCTGTCGTTAAGTTTCTCGTCATATATCTCGTAAGTTGTTCTATTTATTTTCTCACTATCTTTTATCATAACAAAACTAAAACTTCCATCAGGGATATTATGCTTTCCTAAATCATTTGTTTTAGTATTTATTTCTGTTTCATCGACAACTTTTTCAGCTATAACATCAACATTTATCCAATGTCTTACCAGATATTTTACCATTATAGAGCTTCTTCGACATCCAATTCAAACTTGTATAACACATTCCCATCTTTATCTGCACCTACTTGACCGAACTCTTGCATATCATTAATTAAATATACTGTGAAAGGTACATTGTTATAAGTTACTGCTTCATTGTCTGCTAAAGCACTCCTTAATGGTGGCTCAATAGTTATTGTACTTGCATTCGATGAACTAGTTACATCTGCAACTATCATATAGACTTTATCATGCGAAGCAAATTTTATTAGATCACCGCTTTTAAATCTTCCAGCTCCATCTCCAGCATGTCCATCAATATCTATTGTTGTATCCCCAGCACTATGTGCACCATTAACTAATATAGTTCCTGTTTCTGTTCCTCTAGTTGATGATATTTCTGGTGGTACGATTGTAAAATTTTCATTTCCTGATCGTTGTTTAATTATAAAAGCCATAAGCTCTCCATATATATCTGATCTTTTTCCTGTAATAATATCTGCTGTAAATGCAAATTTTTGACCATCTAATTGTCTTGAAAATTTTTTACCACTTGCAGATTTAGATATTAAAGTTTTTTGATTACTTTTAATTGTTGCTACTCTGAAAGCCGCAGTTGATATTGGAAATGCACCAGCCATTATATTAAAGCCTCTCTTCCTCTTTCATTGACAGATTCATTGATTATTCTAGAAATAGTTCCACGTCTTTGTACTAGTAATTGGTCGAATGATCTTGCGTCAACAGTAGTAATATTAAAATTAACATTAACAGGTCCACCGCCTGTACCTCTTGCACTCTGGGTTATCTGTCCTGTTGCATTAGGAACAAAAAGCTCAGGTCCTCTTTCACCTACAATAATTGGTTTGCCTTTTGATACTGCACCACCTTTATGAAAGAAAGGTAGTCCACCACCGCCACCGCCACCCATAGCCATTAAAATTGCTTGTAATGCTATTTGTCTTTTTAAAGATGACTCTATATTTTTATTTGTATTAAGTTCATCTTTTTTAAATTTATTTAATATCTTTTGCTGTATAATAAATTGTATAAAGGTTGCTAATACTTCTATTAAAATTCTTTGTCCTATTTGTTTCATAGTATTTTCCAAATCTTTTCCTAAAACTATTGATTCTGCAACTCCTCTTGAAAAACTTTTTATTCCACCAACTATACCTTTAGCGATAGTTTGATTAATACTTTCTACATCTTTTTTTATAGTTTCTAAAACACCCTCTGCAACTTTATCTAGCTCTACTCCAAAATTTTTTGTTTCTTCTGTTGATCCTTTTAATTTGTTTAAAAGTTCTTCAACTTGTTTCTTTGATATTAATGCTTTAGCTTCAAGTGTATCTAAAAATTTTCTAAGCTCTTTTGTCATAGAGCCTAAGCCATCATCTGTTTCTTGTACCTCATTTTTTAAATCATTTATTGGTTTTTTTAGTCTTTCAGCTATCGCTAAAATATCTTCATTTTGTTTTTTTATTTTTTCAAAACCCTCTTTACTAACTAATTTTAAACTTTTTCTTGTATCTAATATTTTTTGATTAAACTCTGCAAACTGCTCTAAAAATTGTCCTAGTTTAAATCTTATTTCATCTAAGAAACCACCTATTGCTAAAACTAATAATTTACCTTTTCCACCTAACATTAAGAAACCAATAATACCAAAGGTCCTTACTGTGTCTGGTAAAGTTTGTAAGAAATCAAAAAGATTACCGATAGAATTTACTACAAAAGAAAATACTGGTTTAAGTGCTTCTATTATTACAGCCGCACCAATAATTATTTCTTTTGTTGCTGTTATTAAACCTTGACTTAAACTTTGACCAACATTTGCTAAAACTTCTGAATTATCTTCGATCAATTTATTTACTTCTACCAAACCTTGTTTGACGAAATCGAAAAATCCAGCTTGTGCAGTTTCTAATCTAAATTTAAATAATTTGTCTGATAGCATCGAAAGAGTACCAGCAAAAGTAGTTGATAATACTTCTGTTGCTTTTTCAAACTCTCCACCCTCTCCAAATAATTCTCTGAATCTTTTTTTTGTTTCTTCTACTGTAACTACTGCTCCAGCTTGGAATCCTAATAAAGCTCTTACACCTCTTTCTCTAAATAAATCTGCACTACCAATACCAGATGAAAATGATCTTTGAATTTGTTCTGCTGTTGTTCTAAAATCTAATCCTGTAACCGAAGCTATGTTTCCTGTTAGTTTTAATATTTCGTTAAGCTCGTCTGCATTTTTTGTAACTACTGCTAGATTACCAGCACCAGCCTGTATTTCTTCTAACGTGAAAGGAACTTTAGAAGCAAAGTCAATTAAACCTTTAAATGCTTTATCACCCTCTTTGACACCTTTAAATAAAAATGCAAATCTTAACCTTAATTGTTCTACGTTTGATCCAACGTCTAAAATTGATTTAACTACTAAACCACCACCAATACCAACTAATGCAGATTGAACTGAAAAAACAGCACTTTTCAAATTTGCTAATCCTGATCTAACACCAGCGAAAGCCTGTCTAGTTTTATCTTTTGCTAGAATGTTAAGTACTAAATTTTGTGCCATCGTTACCTTACTTTATTGGTTTGTGCATTGTGTTCATCATTTTCTAATGAAATATATGCTAACCAATGATTATATTCCCACTCTTCCATTTGTAAAAGAGTAGTTAGAGATATTTTTAACCTATCAGCGACAATAAGTAAATTTCTAATTTGAGGATCAAATTTTAGTTTTTTTTTACTTCATCAGGAGGAACTACTTGAATCATAGCAGTTGCTATCCGAGATAATACATCTGAATCTACCTTAGTAAGTAAATCCATTTTATCTTCTAGTTTAAAAATCTTTTTTCCATCTTTGTCTAAAGACTTCATAACAACAATGTCAGCTAATATGCTGACGTCTGTCATGTTATCAGATTTTTTAAATAGTTTATTTTTCTCGTACAGATTAATAGGATTCCAAAATAAAACAGTAGGCTTTCCATCTTCGTCTTTCCATTCTGGAACTTCGATAGATTGTACTCCAATATTCTCAAAGTGAGATTTGGCTCTGTCTAATATTGACATAAATTATTATTCAGTTCCTATTGTTAAAGCACCTGTTCCTTGAAAAGTTACTGATCTTGTAACGATTCCATCTAAAGGTTGTGATACAGACATTCCTGTAATAACACTTGCACCCTCAAATTTTCTGTCGCCTGTTGAACTTCCCTCTGGTAATAATTTAAAAGTTATACTTGCTCCAGCAGTTAATTGTGTTTGTACACTATCTGCTTCGTCAAAGTGCATTTCTAAACTTCCAGAAAAAGATGTTCTGCCAGCAATAAAAGTTTTTGCGGCATCAGCCATTTTTGTACTTTCAACAACATCTCCTGTAGTTTCTAAAGTGAATGAAACAAGTTCTCCAACTGCTGAACCACCAACTACTACTTCACCCTCTTTACCATGATGTACTGCCATATTTTTTCTCCTTGTAATTAATTATTTATATTAGTTTTCTTCATCTTCGTCAATATCTTCATCTTCATCATCTTCAAAAGTTTGTTCTTCTTCATCTTCCCATTCTTCGTCAGATTGATTATCTTCTGCTTCTTCTACCAAATCTTTTACTTCTTCGCAAAGCAAACTTTCTTTATCGTGAAGTTTTTCTATTTGATCTATCTTTTTTTTAATTTTATCAAGTATTTTTTGTAATTTCATAATTTATCCTATGGGGTTGCCGCTTGATGTTCATATATCACACGGACTGTAATTAGTACAGCTCCGTATGGAAATAAACTACCAGCATCAGTTTCAATAGAGATTACCTCTGTGTCTAGTGCATTTCCATTTCTCGTAATATCAGTTTCAAGTGCAGTTTCGATAGCAGAAGCCAAATTATTTCTAGCTGTATCAATATTACTTTCACTACCTTTGACGTATCCTGTTATTCCAAATTCTAAAGTACATATCCTTGTTTTTGCACCGCTACCTATTTCTTGATCTTCTTTTGTTTCTTCTATTGTTTGAATCAGTACTGCTGGATATTGTGCTTGTGATAATTCATCTAGTTCAAAAGGTTGTCTTGTTACTTTTCTAACACTAGGACTAGATATGCTACCTATAACAGTAACTAAATTCGATGCAATGTCTTCTCTTGTACTCATATTCCTAATCTTCTAATTTCTTTTTTTAAAAAATTTTCGTAGGTCCTTTGTATCACTTTTTCTGTCTTTTTGTTAAAACCAAAAAATTTTCTTTTAGGTAAGTTACCCATACCTTTTTGATGAAATAATCCTTTAGTAGCTTCTCTTTGTGATCTAAAAAAAACTTGAGCTTTATTTCTTGATACGACTTTAGAAGAAATACTTTGTAACATTTGATTTGTATCCTCTAGATCTACTGTAGTTTTACCTTTCAATTCTGCATAAGCTGGAGAATATCCTACAAACTTTTTACCATCTTGATCTTTTCCTAACTCAGTTCTTTTTACAATAATTGTTTTTAATTGTTCACCAGCTTGATCTAAACCTTGTTGTATTATTCTTGGAAATCTATGTAAGAATTTTACGTAACGTGCTTGAACTTTTCTAACATTTGAAGTTACTTTTAATTCTAAAGCCATTATCTATTTAATCTTCGATAACCATGTAAAGGCTCTCTTTCATTAGAAACTATAGTTCCGTCTGCTGTTGAATCATACTCTACACCATCTTCAAGTATTGATCTAAATTCTTTATTGTATTCTCCCATGTAATATTCAGCCATTCTTTCAAATCTATCTTTATCTGCTTCTGGTCTAAATTTAGTTAATGCTGGTAAGTAGAATCTCCCAAGAAATAAATAAACACCAGCTCTTTCAAACTGATCTAGATTTACTTTTGTGTTTTCCAT